TGAGAATAATTAATTGAATTGAAACAACCAGGGATTCCAGGTTAGTTCAGTATTATCATCTAACGTAACAACCATTCTGTTCTTATGGCCAGTGTAGTAGTTACCCTTCGTGTTATAACTATAACCCGCTGACTTAGGATACGTTGATTGATAGGCTATATTAGTAACTACTTTATTATTAATCTCATCACCTAGCTTGATGTGCATGAGAAGCCTGCCTGGAAGTAATCGATTAGTGAAGTAGAGTCGAATGACGTGCGGTTATAACTACGACTAGTAGGAGCATACTGCTGCTTAACCGCATCAATATACATAGTGAACTGGAAGTCATCGCCCATATAGAAGCGGGCCCACCCCTCATCAGTGAATAAACGTCTGAGCTCTAACTGTTCGATAGCCAGGTTATCAAAGGAGAGATTACACTTACCTATAAGAGAGGGTAGGGAACGCCGCCACTGCGCTATGCCTGCATCTACCTCAGGGCTATGATAATCTATACCGAAGCCGAAGTTCTTATAGCCTAGTACGAGTACCTTACTGGTTGCAGCGCTAAGACTAACCAACTCATCGATTATACTAACGGGATGGATACCAGCGATGATGTGATACACGATGTTATCTGAGAGACGCAGTACTGGTATCAGACTGCTATAGTTACTACTAGTAATTGAGATGCCGAGGCCCCGCACTAACTCTTGGCTTACGATATCCTCTATTAGAGTAGCGTAGCGATGTAGATGACCCTGGTTAACAGTAATGTTAGCTATAAGCCCGCGGGCCTTAAGTTCTACTAGGAAGTCCACTATATCAGGATGAGATAGTGGGTTACCCCCTCCGTTTGCTAATTCGACCCCAGCAGGTATATCACTAAGGACATCGAGTAACCGTGTTAGGTCAGCGTGTTTACCATTACGAGTAGAACTCTCATGACAATATTTACATCCCATATCACAGTAGTCAGTGATCTTAATATCTATAGAGCAGGGATAGGCGGGGCGGGCCCCAACCACACTTGTAGTACGAACCATGGTACCATCAGCATATAGAGTACACTCATAGTCACCATTGGTATAATGCGCTAAAGTTGTCGTTTCATTAAACTTATTCATAGAATTACGGATAATCAGTATTAATCCCCATGATCTCGCAGGCTTCGATTAATTTATCTATCCCCCCGAACCATCCAGCGGTAACATTAGAATGGCTCAACGTGCATCGGAGCTCTTCGATGAGGCATTCACCTCTACGCTCTTCTGTGTAGGCTTCTGGAGAAGGATATAATTCGCATTCCCAATCTCCTACTTGACGGTGAGTATCAATATCAAACTTTTTGTTATCAACCACTATATACTTTCGCCCGACTGATTTAATAGTTCCCCATGTACCATCCTCGTGGGGAATTACCGCCCATACCCTGGCCCCCTTTTTAATAAAGTCTTTTGGCAACATTTGATTTTCCTCTGGTAAATTAGTTTAGACGAGCTTTAGCTAGTGATATCTAATTGCCCTTGTAAAAGAAGTCGCTAGCATACTCCATAACTGCTTTATTATCAATCACATAACTGTAGTCATTATCACTACCGGTTAGGATAAAGCTATAGGGCGAGAATAGATAACGCATCATCATATCCTTATTAGCTACAATAGCATCGAGGAATCCATTCAACTCATTGGCGTGGTCCATATAGCCGTCATTAAGACTTTCGTATTCGTCATATACTACATCCTCGGCAGTTACAGCAATACCCTCTGATAGCAGGTAGAGTATCATGTCATAGGCGTCTTTCATCCTATCGTTAGCGGCGAAGCCCGTGTATAAATAACTGGCCTTGGCTGCTATAGAACTCAGGATACTAGTATCAGAACCGAAATCGCCAATCTCGAAATGTATTAATTCAGGGATAGTAAGGCTAGTCTGACAGGGAATAGATATACTATGGGTGCTCGAACTATTAGTTTCAAATACACCCTGACGGACTTGAATGTTAAGCATAGAAACCTCTTAAGAAATTGTAGATCTACTTACGACGGGTTGACACTAGACTACCCTCGACAACAACGTGAGGAGTGTCAAGTTAAGTCATTAAACAACAAGCCAATTATTGTAACAAGAGCGAGAGCCAGCCCTATAACTAACGGTGCATCATCCATCTTAACCTCCCAGTATATCAATAATAATGATTTGACATTGACTCTAATAGAACGGGGAGCGCTATCGTTTATCTGCGGCGAAGGCGCGTTGTGTTAACTTAGCCATATCCCTAATAGCATCCCATCCTGCCTCACCGTATTGAGATACAGCATATTGCTCAACAGCGAGTAGTATATCAGCTAACTCGCACTGCCTCAATAATGAATTAGTGGCGTCGCGACACTCGAGCAGCTCCTCGTATATCTTATCCAGCGTATTAGGAAAATATTTAGGGATAGGACTAGAGTGATAGCCTGGTTGGAAGGAGTCATTAACTGCTACACTGAAGCGGGGCTCAGCTATACCAGTGCCATAATACCACCAGTGGTCCTCATAGGAGCGCTTACCATAAGAACCCAGCTCTAGATTCAATGGGGTATAGACTATATCTGTCTCATCGGCACAATGCACGAACTTGAGATTATGTGGATTAATATAATGTAGCATCCACTGGTATGCATCAGTACAGATAGTATCTTTAGTCATACCAGGCATACCCATATACACAAATAACTCCAGCTTCATGAAGTAAGGGTAGCTATAATCGTCATTATCCAGTGGACGAAAGCACGGCGTAATAGCTTGCAGTGCGTCACCTGCCTGATAATGTCCATTTATCGCATTATGGATGAAGGTCTGTTCTGCGCTACCTACCAGTACAAAAGTGTCGTAACAGCTATAGGGGGCCTGACTGTTAGGCTCTGGTGATGTTATAGAGCCGATACGGCGGGGCACGACCCATTTTAGATCGACTACTTTATAGCCCTTCTGTTTATAGTAGTCCTGCGCTTCTACTAGATAGCGATAATTAATAGTAAACATTTGATTAGTCCTTAATTAATAGAACGTTTCTTTCTTGATAATACGCTAAGCGGCCCTCGCAAAATTGAATTACAGAGTTAGGTTGTGCTCCGAGCACCTTTTCTACCTTAGCATTGTCAAAGAAGCGTACATCCTTATCTATAAAGTTAGGAGATAATAGGTCGTTGATCTCTATGAAGATACGCGGAAGCAATTCAAGTAAAGAGGCGGGCGGCTCTTCCTCGATTACTCTCTCACATAGAGCCGCATCCATCTGACAGAGATACACGTGGAATGGCTTATCAGGGTACTCTTTCATTAGATACTCTAGATTAAGACTAATAAGCATAGATAGGTTAGCAGACATTAAATAATCTCCTGTTAATATCAGATGATAGGAAGGCCTCTAACCAGACAGGACGGGGCTCTATAAGGTAACAGGCCCGCGCTGCGATAAGAGGATGATAGAAGTAGGGTAAGAACTCTAGCTGAGCTAGTGCCTCTATATGCTGAGGCGTAGCTATACCTCTATGATCTAGTATACCCAGGGTAGGGTAGCGCTCGTGATATATATTTAGGTTATAGTTATGCAGATACTCAGTAGTATCTAGACAGTACCAGGCGGCGCCGGAGCGTGGACACTCCATATCAGATAGGTAGCCTGTTATAATCGGCGGGCTCTCATTATCCTCACATAGATACTCTATGGCACGCCGATACATACGCCACTCCTGGGCCCAGCCCGACCGTAGTGTTATAGTAACAGCACTATAGCGGCCATCAGCGTAACGCCCTACATAATAGGGGTATATCATACAATCGCGAGCTGGTATACTCACGTGATAATTAGTCATCAGGATCCGAATAGTAGAGAGGCATATTCAAGGGGCCCTAATTGATTATCTACATAAGGAGCCAGTAGCCCTAAGGGGGAATGAGTAGCAGTCAATACCCGCAATATATCTACGTGATGACTAATGTCGGGCCCCCATTGAGCTAGTAGATCATCTACGAATAGTATGCGGTTAGCATTGATGGTATCAGCAGCATTAACGCGAGGCTCTGCTACCAACCACTCATTAATATCCTTATAATCAGCAACCATATACGTCATAAGCTCAGCTAATGGTAAATTAACCTGCAGCTGAACTAGTTGGGGTATGATACGCACCCAGCTCTTATATACACCGGCATGAGTAGGATGATCATCGCTATACTTATCTGAGTCGAATATAAATGTGATACGACGGAAGGGCTTGAATTTACTGGTGTGACATAATAGATACTCCAGACCCAATAATCCCACTACAGGTAAACCACGACCTATTAGTGATGTGGCATCGGGTGGGCCCTCAACTATATATAGCTCGCGAGCTGGGTGCTTACTATACTCCTTAAGACAATGTTCTAGATAGAGATAGCGCTTACTATTAATAGCGGCCCGCGTATCCTTATAACGGGGGGTCCCCTCACTACTACCTATATAGCGACCAACCATATGGACTAGATGGCCTCGTGTATCTCGTATAGGGAATATAATGCGTTCCCTATAGTAATCCTCGCCGTCCTCCTTAATCAGACCCTCGCGGGCTAATGCCTCATGATCTATATCGAATTGACGTAGACCACCAGGAGGAGCATACCCTATACCAATACTACGAGCTAGATCGAGAGACCAGCCCCGCCGTAGTATATAATCCTGAGCAGCAGGCGTAGTATCAAGATAATAATGATAGGCCTCTAGTGCGCTCTCTAGTACTATACTGCGAGCATCCATAACCTCGCGGGCCTGACGTATACCAGCGCGGGCCTCTAACTGTTGCATAGCTCCAGCATAATCAAGCTTAGTATGCCAACGCCAGGCATTAACCAGACCCATACCTGCGTTCAACTCACAACTAGTCCTCCAGCACTTCATATAGTGTGGATATACACTCAGCTTACCGCGGCCTCCACAAGCAGGGCAATCATTAGTACCATGCCTCAGATTTAATAGTTCTGGTATAGTTAACCGCTCCATTATCAGTTGTTCATTCTCTTTTGTCACCGCTCTCCGTATATTGTATGAATGCCCTATAATAACTAAGCTTGAACTTAAACATTAATACATATTGCCTGTTAATGGCAAGATGCTCGAGATAAGTGATGTCACTTACCCGTGGCCCGTACCATAAGAATATCTCGGATAGTTTTTTCAATAGGTACCTCAATATACTATTACCGCCGATCACCCCACATCATCCACACTACCGTTCTCAAGGGATACCTTCGACATGGTTCAGACCATATATTTATATCTCGCCTATCGCGCCACATATCGCCCTCTAGCATAAATTGCATACTTCCAGTCTGTAATAAAACAAGGCAAGTTCGAAAGAATTACAATCATAAAACTTACGCATTAAGTGATATGTCTCAATGGGTGGTTCAGGCATAAACATAGAGGCCTTCAGCTTATTGTGCAGAGTCCAATCGTTATGATTAATAGTCTTCATCGAAATAATTGTATAGCATTCTATAGTAAAATTGATCTATAAGAGTAATAAGTATAAAGGCCTTGACCTTATTGTTGAGAGTCCAGTCGAAAATCCAATAGTTAGAAATAGCCTTCATTCAAACAAACCCTTATGATTCAATCTAGAGTAAAACGAACCAACATGATTCCTGCTCATTAAATAAGACCGGGTTACTAAGTAATTTGCCCCAACGAAAGGCTCAATAAGCATAGAGGCCTTAAGCTTATTGTGTAGAGACCAATTATTAATCATAATCATCTTCATTGAAATCATCTTCATTGAAATAACTGTCCTTATGTATAATGTCATCCTTACTCATTCTCATCTAAAATGTGTTAGACAATTTACTTACCAGTCTATAGTAAAACTGGTCGACAGAGGTAATAAATATAGAGGCCTTCAGCTTATTGTGTAGAATCCAAATATTACAATTTAGTCTTCATCGAAATAATTGTATAGCAGTCTATAGTAAAATTGATTTATAAAAGTAATAAGTATAGAGGCCTTGAGCTTATTGTTGAGAGTCCAGTCGTAAAGCTCACCCAATTTGAAATAATCATTATTACACAGAACCCAATTATTATATAAAATCCAATAAGTAGAAATTCTCTTCATCAAAACAAACCCTTATAATTCAATCTAGAGTAAAACGAACCGACCTTATTAAATAAGACCGGGTTACTAAGTAATTTGCCCCAACGAAAGGCTCAGTAAGTATATAGGCTTTTTAGGTTATCTGTCTCAGTGGAAGATTCAGTAATAAGTATAGAAGCTTTAAATTTATTGTGTAGAGTCCAATCACACAAACTCTTATGACCCAATCTAGAGTAAAACAAACCGACATAGTACCTGCTCATTAAATAAGACCGGATACTATAATTTGCCTTAACGGAAGGCTCAATACGTATAAAGGCCTCAAAGGTCCAATCATTAATCATAATCATCTTCATCGAAATAACCGTCCTCATTTAGAATAATAAACCAATAAAACCGGGTTACTAAGTAATTTGCCCCAACGGAAAACTCAAGCATAGGGGCCTTAATAAGCTTATTGTGCAGAGACCAATCATTAATCATCTTCATCGAAATAACCGTCCTCATATTCATCGAATTGGCCATCCTCAAGATAATAATCGCCCTCATCTAGAATATCATCCTTATCCAGGATGTTTTCTAACATATTTACCAATCTACAGTAAAACCGGAATATAGAGCCGCAACACTCGCTTAGTTTAGGAGTATAAATCTTGGGACTCCTGTTATATATAATCTAGAGTAAAACGGACCGACATAGTACCTGCTCATTAAATAAGACTGGGTTACTAAGTAACTTACCTCAACGGAAGGCTCAATAAGCATAGAGGCTCTAAGCTTATTGTGTAGAGTCAACTCATTACATATAATAGTCTTCATAAAAACATACTCCTACCCAGTCTGAAGTAAAACAAAGATGTCGAAGCAGACACCCCAACCCAAAAAATACTGTAATGCGTAACGAGGTTGAAATAATTATGATTATAATACTTTCTTACATTTATATCAGTAGAAGGCTCTCTACTAGATATAGATGCCATAAGCTTATTATTAAGCATAGGCCAATAATTAATCATCTTCATCGAAATAACCGCCCTCATCTAGAATGTTATATAGCACATCGAAATAACCCCCCTCATCTAGAATGTTATATAACATATATGCCAGTCTATGATAAAACCTGGCGGGCCCTCCAAATATAGTAAAGATGAAGCTATAGTACAATCTATGACCATTTGCTAAAATTAGCTTGTCAGTAATAGGTATAGATACACTACCTTTATTGCCATGAACATAGTCATAAAACCGGTTGTTACAATTAACCATCTTCATTCAAGTAATCATCCTCATCTAGAATATCATTATCATCTAGAGCGTTATATATAAAAGCCACTAGTCTATAGTAAAACTCGCCGGTACAGTTAATATGTGTATGACCCTTCAGCTTATCACACACATTCCAGTAGTAAAATAAGGTAATGTCATACAGACAATCGTTAGAAATATTCTTCATTGAAGTAATCACTCTCATCTAGAGCGTTATATATAAAAACCATTAGTCTATAGTAAAACAGGTTGACAGCGTTAATAGATATAGAGGCCTTTAGCTTATTATACACATTCCAATTGTGTAGAATCAAGTTGTAAAACAAAGCAAGGCTAAGATCATTATCAATCATCTTCATAGAATGTATACTTATCTATTATGTCACATACCAGTCTATAGTAAAATCGGTCGACAGCATAAAACCTTAATTTAGGAGTATAGGTATCGATACCCATACGCTCACAATAATAAAAGAAGTAATTAAGCTTGTTACAACTAATCGCCCTCATTGAGGTAACCGCCCCCATAAAAGCCATATAACCCAAATTCTCCTAGTCTATAATAAAACCAGGCGAGTCTCCCACTCCCAGGACTACAAGCAAAATACACCTGTAGGTCACCAACGGAAGGCTCAATAAGCATAGAGGTCTTAAGCTTATTGTTCAGAGCCCAACCATTACAATTAATCATCTTCATTGAAATAATCGTCCTCATCTAGAATGTTATATAACTCATCTCCTAATCTATGATAAAACAAGTTGATAAAACCATGGAACCTGTCTAATTCAGATATATAAGTTATAAGCCACATACCCTCATAACAATAAAATAAGGCGTTACAATTAATCATCTTCATCGAAATAATAGTCCTCATCTAGAATGCTATATAAATGTTCTAATCTATGATAAAACAGGTTGATAGAGCCAGAGAACTTACTTAATTCAAGAGTATAGGTATCGAGATCCATGTTCTCATAATAAAACAAGGCAATATAATAATGGAGCTTAACTAATAAGTCACTTATATAAATATGCTCGTGCTCGTCACAGTTAATCAGTCTCATTGAAGTAATCGTCCTCTCTATTAAGAAAGCTATATGTTACAAGTTCTATTAATCTATAATAAACAAGTCTCCCAGGACTATAAGCAAAAAACACTTTGATTAATAATCTGCGTAGGTCAGCGGGCAGATCAGTAATAGGTATAGGCATATTCAAGTTATTACGCGGAGTCCAGTCATTACAATCAATCATCTTCATCGAAATAATCCTCCTCCCCTAGAAAGTCATATAACAAATATGCTAGTCTATAATAAAACAAGTCGATAGGAACATGTAACTTGTCCAATTCAGGGATATAGGCCCCGAGACCCATGCTTTCATGGTAGTAACGATAGAACCATAGATAGTATAGATTATCACCATTCGGTAAAATCGGCGGGTCAGTAATAGGTATCGGTATACTTAACTTATTACGTGCAGTCCAACAATCGTTATTACTATGAGGCGCCCAATTGTTACAATTAATCATCTTTATTAAAGTAATTGTCCTCATCCAGAAAGTGATATATCACTTTTCCTCCCAATCTATAATAAAACCAGGCGAAAAATACGAATAAGCCCTTTGCATTAATAAGCGGATCAGTAATAGCTATAGGTATATTCGACTTATTATGCGGGGCCCAATTATTACAATCAATTATCTTCATCTAGAAAGTTATACAACACTACTCCCGCTAGTCTATTGTAAAACCTGGCGGGCCCTCCATCATGATAAAGATAGAAATTATAGAATAACTTATTATCTGCTATTGGAGGGACAGCAGTAGGTACAGATGCCCCCCATCCAGATTGAGCCCATTTAATATTACGCGGAGCCCAACCATTACAATTGATCTTCTTCATAGAAATAATGATAGGTTATAGTAGGCCCAAATAGGTTATAGTAAACCCAAGCGACTCCTCCAGCATTATAATCATAGAAGCTACGGTATAAACTATCACCGTTTGCTATCAACGGGTTAATAATAGGTATGGGTGCGCTCCACTCATACGGAACCTTATTACGCGGAGCCCAACTATTACAATTGATCTTCTTCATAGAAATAATGATAGGTTATAGTAGGCTCAGATAGGTTGTAGTAAACCCAAGCGACTCCTCTGACATAAAAGTTATCGTATAAACTATTATGGTTTGCTATCAATGGGTTAGTAATAGGTATAGGTGCGGCTCCCCACAACTTATTACAAGGAGCCCAACCATTACAATTAATCATCTTCATAGAAGTAATTGTCCTCATCCAAAATGTTATATGATGCTACTCTTTCCAGTATATAATAAAACAGCACCACATCATAAAAGCTATAGTATAAATTATCAACGCTTGCTAGAGGCGGATTAGTGATAGGTATGTATGAAGTCCACGCATGCGGGGCTCTTCTATTAAGAGGAGCCCAATTGTCAGAATTAATCTTCTTCATCGAAATAATCATTCTCATATAGAACGTTATATAATACTATCCCCGACAGTCTATAGTAAAATATAGCAAGTCCTCTAGAATTATAAAGATAAAAGCTATAGTATAAATTATTGATATTTGCTACTGGCGGGGCAGTGATAGGTACAGGTACATTACACTCATACGGGGCCCAGCAATTTGGATTAATTGTTTTCATCGAAATAATCATCCTCACCTAAAATATCAATATACCAGTTTATGTTAAATAAAGCGTGCTGATAAAAACGCAGTTTACAATAAAACCAGTCGACAGAAGCATATAACCTGTCTAATTCAAGAGTATAGGCCCCAATTATACTTTCATAGAACCATGTATAATATAAATTATCGCCGTTTGCTAGAATCGCTAGGTCAGTAATGGATTTAGATATAGACATATGTGGGCCCCAATTACTACTAAGCCAACCGTTACAATTAATAATCTTCATCGAAATAGTCACCCTCACCTAGAATGTTATATAATACATTTCCTGCTAGTCTATAATAAAACATGGCGGGCCCCCCAGCATTATAAAGGTAGAAGCTATAGTATAAAGTATCACCTATTGCTAAAATTGACGGGTTAGTGATAGGTATAGGTGCAGCCCATTCACGATACGGCGCCCATTTCTCATTATGGGGCGCCCAATAGTTTGGATTAATCTCTTTCATCAGATGCCTCCTTTTGGTACTATCAATTATCTTCATAGAAATCGCCCTTAGCGAACAGTGTCAGTGTATAATAAAACATCCCAGCATTATAAACGTAGAAGCTATAGTATAAAGTATCACCGTTTGCTATTGGCGGGTTAGTAATAGGTATAGGTGCATCCCATAGATAATCATTATTGGGCGCCCCATAACGATTATGGGGCGCCCAATAGTTTGGATTAATCTCTTTCATCAGATGCCTCCTCTTTTACTGGACGTAAAACGACTTTTTCTTATAAGCAACCACCTTTAAATACACCTCTAGCAAAGCCTCAATGAGAGACTCTTGTCGAGAGACAAAACAACGTGAAGTCTCGTAAATATTGGGGTTCACAGTAACTGTCACAGTATAACTATTAGGTAATCGTTGAATAACCCAACCATAGCCAAAGCTATCTAGACGCATTTGGAAAAAATATATCAACTTAGCAAGCGACCCCCGATCTAACAAAAAGGGATTAGGACCAGAGGTAGAGATAGAAATCCAATCACCCCAAGATAGTTCGATAAAAAAGGTATTCCGAAAAGTACCCAACCCATACCCACAAATCTGAGGCTCAGACTTGACCCAATCATGCAAAAATTCAGTAAGCATTTATACCCTCCGTATGGACGACAATATGTTGCACCACATACTGTTATTTCAAGACAACTGGAATAACAGTATAACTAATTATTCTTATTATCAATAAGAATAGACTAAGCAAAAGAATACTCGTTAAGATACTTTATATCTAACTAATTAATTAAAATTGTTGAATAATAACGCCCCCATCAAATTTAATTACTGTTGTTCTGTCTTCTAGATAAGTAATAGCAGATGACTCTACATCATCCTCATCCTCATCATCTTCTGGTATAAAGCCGTAATGTTCGGCCGCTTCTAGAGCGCTAGAGTATTCTGAATACTCACACCGGATAGCGACTCTATCAAATTCGATAGATTTATCAAGGCTATCCTCTAAACCTTCTAGATACCCGACTAAAGCCTCAGCGCCCGACCATGACCAATCAGCATTATCATCCTCTTTGAGTAGCTTGATTGCTTCATCGGTGCTTATATTTTGGTGCATTTTATTTTTTCCTTAAACTAATAATAGCGAATAACCAAAGTATATCTAACAAGTACCGAAAACTAGCCCCCCTGCCAAAGTGTAGGGGGGCCACTAATAATTGATGAAAGATTCTACCTCACAGTAGTTCACCCATTGTTATCAAATAGGTTTCTATAGGCCTGGTATACGGCATCAGGCGCTTCCTCGTCATTGTATTGTTGAGCAGACTTGAATGTAGATAAGAAGCTCAATAGATTAGGGCGGTAGTTAGGGATAATACAATAACCACCCTTAATCCATCTAACACACGCGAGACGGCGGGTGCCATGAAACCAGCAGAAGATCTCGTCGCCAAGGGCCGTACGAGATTGATATGGTTCGCGGAAGTCAGATATACGCCCCCGCAAGTATCTAAGTAAATCGAACATTATGATTTAGTACCTAACTGATTATAGAATTTAAGGATAGAAGGCTCTATATAGCAACTATCACAGAAGGTAGATCGTGTACCTATCAGGCGAAGGCCGCTATAGTGACGTACACGACTAAGAATAGTATAGAGGCCCCCGCTGAGCCAACGTAAATTACTGAGACGAGCCTGTACGTTATTAAGCGTGAGCCCCTGACTGCGATGAACAGTGAGGGCATAGCCCAGTCTAACGGGTAAGTAGTGGCAGCGGCCCAGTAGCTTGTTAGTGCCGAGCTCTTTATTATCTCGTGTCACGTATTCAATGATAGTCTCCTGACCGGTACGTTCTACTGTTACCAGTATAGTGTTAGTCATGAGCTCCTTGACTATAGCGATATCGCCATTAGCGTATGTAGGTAGTCTATTACGAAGTAGAATAACGCGCGCGCCCTTCCTCAGCTCTACTGATTTGGGTATTTGGCTCCACTCAGGAGCGGCCCTACCCCCCTCTGGTATAACGTAGTTCTTAGTATAGAGGCGACTAGGCCCTTCTAGTTGTGCTAGGTGCACGGCGTTATATCTATCTACACTATCATTAGTAGTCAGGATAGTAGTGCCTGCGTAGTTATCATCGATCTGATTGACAAACTCTACATTATCCATGAACCAATCTACTGCTTCCTGAGGCCGCCCTTCTCTTACGCTAGTCAGTGCCTGTATAAAGCCGGGGTCACTCTGACGCCTGACCTCTCGTAAGTAATGTATATCGAAGCTCTGCAGGCAGTCTGTTTGATAGACTGGCGTGCTAGTGACCTTCTTATCTGGTACTAGTGGTAACTGACAGAAGTCCCCCACGAGTAGAAGATTCATATTTATGTTACTCTTTTCCATTACGTGATGGATAATAGCTAATTGCGGGCCATGTAACATACTGATCTCGTCTATGACTAGGGTATCGAAGAGATTAGATATAGCCCGTAGCTTAGTGGCCAGCGCTCCACTGGAAGCGGAGCGTAATAGACTAGTAGTGTCGAAGAACTGGAGGGCCGCATGAACGGTAGTACCGCCCGCATTAATAGCGCTCACACCAGTACTACTAGTGATGAGAGCCTTACTCAAACTTTGTATGTATGTTGTCTTACCACTCCCTGCCGGACCCAGCAGCATCTGATAGGGGCCGTTGAACGTTATCTGCATCTAATCTCCGTATAGTCCTAATTGTTTTACTCCATCGATTCATCTCGCATTCGAGATAGATAATCAACTCGGCCCGCGCTAACTTCAAATACTTATGACTATGAGGAGTACTAACATCACACCGCTCAATAACTGATAGGTGTCCCTTCCGTCTTACTAGATAGTTACCATAACCTGTTACACTGGCAGGCCTAATAGCACGGGCTACACAGATACTGGCCTTATAATCTGCGCGGCCCTTCTTCAGGTAATTGAGTAATCTACTCTGCTGTGTCATAAAACTTAGACTAGTCCGACTATCATACGCCACGGCCGCGAGATAATCAGTCACACCTATATAAGAATCGGGGCCCTTATATATAACGTAGTACCACGGTCTGTCATCTAGTATTGACATAAATCTTAAGCAATCTCTCTAGTGCTTTCTTCAAGTCTGATACTCTGCGGTAGTCATTAACTATGTCTATATAATGAACGCCCGCCCCATTAAGGCGAGCCAGACGGTCTTTAATAGCCTGATAGTTAACATCACTACTCAGTACCTGCTCAGACGAGCGGCTTATATTGATTACTATACAACATCTATTAATCAATGTAGATAGCATACTCTCTATTACCTCTACCTCCTCCAGGTTGCGTAGGGACAATAGAAGAGTAGGTATACCCTCGCTGATATGGTGCTGTATCTCAGTCCGCATCATACGACTAGAGAAGTAACGGTCATTTTCTCTCATGAAGTGATAGAGATTAACCATGAACTGATTCATGGTTATATTCATACCATTGGGCGTATACTCTTTGTATTCTGTTGTATCGAGGGCCCCCTCTGGCAATCCATAGTATTTCTCTGTGAAGCGCTTCCATGGAGCTATAGGATGAATCTCTTCTACCCCCAGTAACTTAGATAAACATTTAGAGGCTTCAGTCTTACCTGAGCCACTTAGACCATGAATAATAATAAAGAACATAAGTAGTCATGCAAGGATTGACAATTTTAGAAGTCTCTGATATAATTGAAGTGCTAGGGTAGCTTGGTAGCTAAAGGCTGAAACGGAGCCTTCAACCGAAAAGGGACTTAATGCAAAAAATACCTTTGTTTTTTGTTTCAAAACTGAAATTTGCGAATCCACCGAACTTGGCAAAGATTGAGTGAGGGAAGGGCGTTTCGTCAGGAGTAGATTTAATTAAGTTTTGCGGGTTCAATTCCCGTCTCTAGTACCTATTAAATTATGCCACCAGTCACGAATTAATAAATTCATTTAATACTCATTGAGTTGCATTTTTAGATTCTTCAGTTTTTCAAGTTTTCTTTCAGTTTGTTTAATTGCTTTAAGTCTCTTTTCTTCAAAGACTTTTTGAGCTTCTGTTTCCGTTAGCACATACTCTTTTGAGGTAAATCCGTCTAGCATTAACATATTAAATTTACGGGGATTATCCGGGGAAAATACCCCATGGCAGATTTTTTCATTGCACTTTATAATGCCACTTGTCAAAGCGTATTTTGTGACATAAACTGTAATTGTTTCGTCCATTGATTTACTCCTATGGTTATTATTTTTAGTGGGTTAGGCTGGATTTGCACCAGCGTGGAATTACTCTACAGATTTACAGTCTGTCGCCTTCGACTACTCGGCCACTAACCCTTACCTAAATTTATCTTACTACA